TTCTGCTTGTGTAGCCTCATCATTTGCCTTTCTACGATAGGCACGATAAGTGAACAACCATCCCGTGCCAAGCAGGAGCGTCAATATTGATAATATAAATTCCATCCACCCCATGATGCTAATTGTTTATTTCAGGCACTTCTACCTCAATTTTCTCTTCGTTATCACGTACGATGTCGTTGCGATTGTTGGCCATGTTGTTGGCTTTTTCTGCCGACTGCTGTGCCGTTTTGTCGTTGCGGCTTATAAGTGAACCACGTTCCGCTTTGACACGCTCAACTTCGTCTGGTGCTGCATCAGGACAGCGTTCGACTACGGTCTGTGTGGAGAGATACGGAGCTTCCATCATCAAGTTTATGAGCTTCGTATTGTTTGTTTCAAGTGACCAAGGAACAATCTCAGCACCTATCCTTACCTTTTGGTACTTTCTCTGCCCGCCGTTTTCTAGGTCAAGACCTTCTTGATGCAGGTACACCATGTCATTAACATAGCGTTGCCATGAAAGTGAGGACTGGACGGCAAGAGAATAGTCGTTTGACATCGCAAGTGCTATGCCATTGCCTCCGCTGTTCGATGTAGTGATGTCCTTTGGAGTGATAAACGATGTCGAACTAAAGAGGGAAATCTTTTCTTCAAGTGTCTTCAAGTACCCGTCCATTGTTTGCGGCTCTGGGAACTTTAGCACCTCGGCCGACTGCTTGCCATTTGTGGTGTCGCTAGAAAGATTGATAATCAAAGTGCTTGAATCGCGCTTAAAGGAATCGGTGTCCATTTCGCCAGTAAACACAAGAGCAAATGTTCCAAAACGCTTTAGTGCTATGGCTTGAATATTTGCCATAAGCTCCCACATTTCAATGTTGCTTTCGGCATATTCCCATGCTACAGCACCGCGATTGGTGAGCAACGGGCAACGACTAAAGCCATGTTTCTCGACTTGAATGCTCCATCCCTCACTTGTCTGTGCGCAGCGGTAATGCTTGGTTGCGTCATAAGTGTCGATAACGACCTTTCCATCAATCTCATAGCACAAAGAACGTGCTATTTCAGTTCCGTATTCATCATAATTTGGAACTATCTGGTAGCCGTCCTTGTAGCTAAAGTTGTCAATAGTATACCTATTGGTACTCTTGTCGAAACTGAATAACGTAGCGCAGTTTCCAAGCTTTTTGCATGTGCTTATAGCCTTGTACTTAAACCACTCACATTCGCGCCACATCCATTCCTTTTTGATTTCGCCAAAGACCTTCCTTTCGTTGTCATCAGGCTCATCGCTGCAAAGGTTGAACTCTAGCTTGTTTGCTGCAAGATTGCGAACATGAGCGGAATGAATCAACTTCTGAAATGCGGCCGTCTGTGTAAGCTCCATCGTACCTTGCGGCAATGGGCATCCATCAATGACAATCTCAATGTGTGGGATAATGCGGTTGAGGATTATGTGATGGAGCGACGGGTCGTATTCCGTGATGTAGGTGTCCTGTGAAATGGGATTCAGACTAAGATTGGCAAAGCCAGTCGCTAGCGTGCTGTTATTCAGGATTTCGTTCCCTTCGTAGCCATGTAAGTTTATGTGACCGCCGCGCGTGAAAGGTTTCATTTGCATCAACCGCGTCGGGTCTTCCATATACCAGCTTATACTCTTTTCTCTTATCATATTGTACTAAGTACTTTAAGTATGTCAGTTGCGTTTCTTATCTTCTTCACGCGATTAATACGCGTATCAACATTTTGTTCGCCATTGACGTTTAACAGCGCGAGCATGTCGCTCGATTCAGCTTTCTTCTTCATCACGCCAGCATCCTCTCGCAGCATTCTATGGCAGTCGTAGATTGTTCCCGCACAAAGCAGTATAATGTTATCCATAAGGTCGGGTGACATTCCTTTCAATAGGGTTTTCATCTTTTCCTTATCCATCATAAGGATGCGTCCGTTGGGTGTCTTCCCGAATTGGAATATCCTGCTTTCAAAAATCATGTGTCGCAATATTGTCGTGCCTCCTTCGCGCTTCATGTTCTTGTGGTCATAGTGCATTTGAGCAAGGCGCGGCTCGTAGTGTATAAGCCCGCTTTGAATCATTTCAAGTGCCACATGGCCAGCCTCGTCTTTCATTGTGCGGAACTGTGCCTTTCCCCTATTTGAGGTTTGCCCAGCACCAGAAACAAATATCGCGCGCGGGAAGCAGTCGCGCAGGAATCCGAATCCCTGAACATCAAGAATCATGTCACGTTCCTGCAAGTTGTGCTTGTCGCGGAAATGTATTGCCATCATTACGGCTTCACGGTTACTATTCTGTGTGGAATACTTTATGTCCCTACAAATAAAGCCGTAATGAGACCATAACTCCCAATACTTTAACGTAAGATTATCAAATCCTGTCGTGGCCATATCCATCGTCATAAAACGCTTTACTACAACAGAGTCGCGCGGAACTTCCATCGGACGGAACATGCGCTCGACATCCATCTGACTAAGCTGAACATTTGTAAGGTCTTCATCTTTGTTCTCGTCGTCCGTGATGCTATAGTTCCAGTTCTCGTTGTATGCCGATGCTGCCGTTGAAGCGTTTGCAGCAAGTCCCCTATATCCCTTGTTCTTTGCCAGCATCTTTTTGTTATCACGGACGCTGAACGTATAAAACACCATCGAAAGAATAAAATCTTCGTAGGTCATATCGGGGTCTTGTGCGACAAGCGAGTCGATATGGTCTTTGCATTTTTCGTACACCTCGCGTTTTGTGCGACCAAAGTAGGTCTTTTCCACATCACCCTCTTGCATATTGAAATACATAACGACACCATCCATTGACTTATCAACAGTGCCGTCATCATTTATCCACCCGCCGCCATGTTCTCCTTTTCCGCATAGCTTACGGAGGAAGCATTCACGTTCAGGGTTTTGTGCAAGGAATATCTGTGCTTTACCGCTTGAATCACTACGCAAGCGAGGCATAAAGGCTGTGATTGTTCTCCAAAGAAACTTGTTGCTCTCGTCAAAGATTAGCTTTTTAGCCTGTAAACCTTTGGCGATTTTATCTATGATGATAGGGCTTTCGTTGTCAAGCTGCTGAAACTTTATCTCGCTGCCATTGTAGAGCTTCAAGCCCATGTCCGTCTGGTTTCGTATTATCTCACCAATGGGGTCATGTGGCTGTTTCTTTACAGAGCGGTCTATCAAGGGATACATTGTTTTCAGCGTATCATTCACTTTGCCTGCTCCCCAAAAGTCCGAAACGTTACGCATAAAGCAGACAATCTTTGCATTGTCGTTCATGGCAAGATATTCCATTGGAGCATAGTACAGAGCGTATGATTTTCCGCCGCCAGTACCGCCAGTAAGCACGACAATATCTGCGTTGGAGCGAATGGCATACTTTTGGTTGCCATCCTCCAAGGGGGATAATACTATGTCGTTTCTCTTTCTGGCCATTGCGTATCTCTTAACAGGTTTCTTTTTGCAAAAGTAGACATTATTTCGATATGTGTTGTTCTATATTATTAGAAAGTCCATAGCTTTTTGTGTTATTTGCGATAACTTTGCGATAAGTCTTTTGTGGGCATCTTAACTTTGTTCGTATTTTTGCATCGTACTTTTTTTATTAACCAAACGTAATAGGAGAAAACTATGACTAAGGATGATGTTTTGCAGAAAGCAAACGACTATTGTACGGAGAAAGCGTACACAACGGAAACTCTCACAGATGATTTTAAGGAAAAGTTCTCGGAGTTCTTTGCGAAAAGATACCCAGACGCAGAACCTGATGATGAAAATGCCATTGCTGCATTAAAGTTTGACCTTGACACAGCATTCAGCGCGACATCAAAGGGTCTTACATCAAAGCAAAAAGCCTTTGAGGAAAAAGAGAACGAGTACAAGAATCAGATTGCGGAGTTGACAAGAAAACTTGGCAAGAAGAAAGACAAGGATGACGAACCGAAAATCCCGAAGGAGCTGCAAGAACAGCTTGACGAGTTGAAGGAGTTCAAAAACGCGGAGGCGAAGAAGAATAAATTCAAGAGCATCATCGACATTGCCAAGGAAAGCATACGTGAGGACTTGCACAAGTCTTTTGAGACATACGCAAAGTCTTTCAACGTAGAGCTTGAAAAAGAGGACAAGGAACAGGCCAAGACATTGGTAGCACAGTTCCAAGAAATCTTTCAGGACAGCATCGGTGACATAAAGCCGCTTGCGCCAAAGCAGATTCAGAAACGTGATGAAGAGTTCCTTGCCTCAATACCGAAAGTAAAAGTAAAGTAATACTTAATTCAAAAAATTATGCAAGTAACTAATTTAGCTTATTTCTACGAGGCATCGCGCAAGGTTCGCGGTGGCAAGTGGGTTTGGGTTAAAGACAGCAACGGTGAACAGCGCGGCAACGTTCTGCTCGGCGGTACTATTCTGAATCCAAAGAAGGGCTTTGACCACTTGTATGCTGCACAGTTGGTACAGTATACTCCAGCTCAGGGCTGTCTGATTTTCCGTTCGTTCAAGACCAAGACTGACATCGCAGCTAACGGCACTACCATCGTTATTGAAGGTGACGGTTACAGCGATGCGCCAGAGGTCGGAATGTATCTAATGCTTGCTCCGAACATCGGCAGCGACCCCATCGGTGTCTCTTCCGAAAGTGAACTAGCCGTTGCCAATGACAAGGTGGACTTGGCAGATGCAACGTTTGTAGTTTCGGCAAGCGGTGTTAAGGACTACACTGGTACTTACACCAAGGTG